ACGAAATGGCTCCTGCCCCGTGGACACTTTGCCCGGTTCGACTGGACCGAACGACTCCGGACGGATCTTCGGACCCGCGCGGACGTCGACGCCGTCGAAGTCGACAAGGGGATCCGGACCGTCGACGAAGTCCGACACGACCGGAACCTTCCGCCGCTACCGGCACCCGACCCCGTTCCCGACCCGTCACCGATCATCACGCCAGGAGGTCCCGCATGAAAGACAACACGATCCCGGTCGTCCGGTTCAGCCGTACCGCGTTCGACGTCAAGACGGCACAACGGATAGTCGAAGGTCTCGCGATCCCGTACGGAGTCGCCGAAGAGGTCACCGACGACTGGGGGCTCAGCAGCTATCTCGAAGAGTGGGATCAAGGCGTGTTCGCCCGGTACACCGTGCCGGCGAACATGGGCCGGGTCCAGCTGAATTTCATGCATGACGACTCCCCGTCGTCATGGGTCGGACGGACCGTTTCGCTTGTCGAGTCCAGCGAAGGGCTCGTCGGACGGTGGCGCGTCGACGCGTCCCCGATGGGTGACACGGTCCTGTTCAAGCTGGGGGATGGTCAGCTACCCGGGTTGTCGATCTCCGCGATCCCGGAACGGTCGTCGACGATCGGCGGGGTCGTTCATCGCGAGATCGCGCGACTTCGCCACGTCGCTCTCGTCGACGAACCCGCGTTCAGTGGGGCTCTCGTGTCGGCCGTCCGGAAGCGGCACGCCGCCCGGTTGTTCGACCGTAGGGCCGCGGTGGAGCTCGCCGCCGCGAAGCTTCCTACGGCCGCCAGTCTCCGCGGGTAACGGCTTGGGAGGGAACGGGATCCGCGGATGAGGGACCCCCGGGGGATTTGATCCCCCGGGGGTCCCGTTTCTTTGTCCGCGTGGATCCTCAGTGTTTGAGGCGTAACGCCCGCTCGTGAGACACCGGCCGCCATGGCACGGCTCCCCCGACTCGGACGGACCACAAATCCGAACGACTCTCAGGAGAAACACCATGACCACGAACGCACCCATGCCCGCGGATCTCGCGGAGATCATCGCGACGCATCGCGCACTGTTCGGCGGGTTCCGGATGGAGCTCGTGCCGGGACAGATCGTCGCCGAGAAGCCGGCCGCCCCCGCGGACTACCTGGACCGACTGTTCGGCCAGTACGACGACCACATGTCCGCGATCGACACGCTCGTTCAGCGGTCCCGCGCCGATGACCGGGACCTGACCGATGCGGAGCAGGCCGAAGCGGACAATCACACGGCCGCGGCGTCCGCGCTCCTGCCACAGATCGAACGCTGGAAGTCGCTCCGGGAGACCCGCCGCGCGGCCGTCCAGGTCCGGGAGGCCGCCCCGCCGGCGGCCGATGCCGGCACGAACCAGTCGAACCAGTCGAACCAGTCGAACCGGTCGAACGGGTCGAACGCCGACGTCGTCGACCGTGCCGCCGGCCGGACTCCCCTGTCTGGCATGACTCCCGGCGACGTGACGAAGCTCCTGTTCCGGGCGTACGCGAAGGGCGACCCGGGCGCGCGTGACACCGTGAACCGGGCTCTCGCGCAGGTCACGACCGTTCAGACTCCGGCACTCCTGCCGACGCTCGCGATCACAACGAACATGATCGGGAAGATCAACAACGTTCGCCCGATCGTGGAACGTGGCGCGACCCGGACCCCGCTTCCCGCGGCCGGCATGGACTTCAAGATCCCGCGCGTGACTCAGCACACGCTCGTCGACGTCCAGGCCGCCGAGAAGACCGAAGTTGCGTCCCGCGCACTCACGGTCGCGTTCGACACGTACGCGATCTCGACTCTCGCGGGCGCGGTCAACATGTCGATACAGGAGATCGAGAGGTCCGACCCGTCCGCCCTGAATCTCGTGTTCGAAGATCTCGCCGCGTCCTATGGCGTCCGGTCCGAGAAGCTCGCCGCCGATACCCTCCTGGCGAAGATCGGAGTCGGGAACGGCGGCAACGCAACCCAGATCCTCGCCGCCGGCGCGACCGCGGACGAGATGAACGCGGCACTGTTCACCGCGGCCGGCACGATCTACGGCGGCACGAACGGCGAGATGCCGGACGTGATC